GCCATAGTCCACTTGATAGACTTGCGATACTCGCCAGAATCGACCGGGGCGGCAGCTTTGGCGTTATCAGAAACCTGTTTCACGACTCTGCGCATGAATTTCTTGCAGCCGCCGTCGACTTCTTTGACAACGCGGTTGAATTGGCGGGAAAGCTCTTGAAGACCTTTAACAACGACCGTGTTCGCCATGGTTAAACCCCCGGATTCTGCAGCTCAGTGCAGACAAGTTCGAGGCGTTCGCGTTTCTGCGATGGGTCATAAACCGCATTGATTTCCATGACTCTTGAGCCGACTACCAGGCGCATTTTTGGGGTTACTCCGGCGATAAACCGAATATCCCAGCGTGAATACTGTGCGCTTTCGATCTGGTCGGCGATGGTATTGGCGTCGGCGCGTCTGATGATCTGGCGGGCGTAGACTTTTGCAAAATCAGACCAGGCAGAAGTTGTGCCGCCCATGCCGTCACTGGTGGCGGTTTCCTGCTGTATGCTGATTAAAGTTCTACGCTGTCCGACTCTGGTCATGTGTATGGGTGCCTTTCCTGTCCGAGAAGGGCTTCAGCGCCGAAAGGAATAGAAAAAGATTCCTGGCCGGTGACGACTTCGGCGCGGTTATCGAACCAGTGAGCTATCATCAGAAGCATCGCGGCTTTGATGTTGCCGCCGGGCGTTTCCCCGGCTACATATGCAATGGAAATCGGGTTTACTTCGTAAAGGGTTTCCGTGGGCCAGCTCTGCGAAGACTTGAGAACCAGCCTTGACGGAAAGGAATAGTCATCGACTGCAACCCTGTCGGTAATGTCTGCGCTGACACCATCAGCGTTTTTGTATGACAGAGAAGTCAGGGTTTTAATCGGACTTACCGGCAGCTCGATCACGTTGCCGGCGGGGAAAGAATCACACACAGCGGTCACGGTTTTTTCAGCCAGGCTTTTACCGACAACGCCTTCAGCGTATTTTCTGGCAGCGACAATCAAGCGCTGCAGCTCTGCCGTCAGGTTGGTATCGGCGGCAAGGTCGGAAGCGGTCAGCCTGCACTGCTGCGCGGCTTCGGCAACAGTTACGGGTTCGGTGGTCGGCTGTGTTGTGATCTTGTAATTAAGCATGGTTACGCCTTGGTTTTTGCGGGCTTCTTTTCGGGCTTTTCGGTGGCTTCTTCAGCGTCCGGGTCAATCGCGGCTTTGTCGGCTATGGCGACTTCGTAAAGTCTTGCCGACGGGTTTTCTACGATCTGGCCGGGCTGGAAACATTCAATCTGAGTGCCGCCGTGAGCGAATTTGAAAGGCTTGGTGAATTTAAGTTTCATAAGATCACCTGCTGATGATCTTGCGGCCCTTGACGTCGATAATGGCAACGGTCGGGGTTGCGCTGGAATGGTCGCCGATCATGTCCATAGTCAGTTTCAGGTAAGGCATGCGACCGACGTAAAGAAATTCCTGATAAGCGGCGGTGGTGATGTCTTCATCGACGGTGTAAATAGTGCCTGATGCGCTGGGCGTTACGCCGATCATGTCGCTTGATACAACCGGGGTAAAAGTTCCGTTGCTGGTGGCACAATGCTTCAGGTTGAATTCCATGCCGAGTGAAGTAGTGTAAGAACCGGCAGAAACGTAAATGCCAAAAAGATTGGCCCGGTAATTGGCGGCATCGATGGCCGCCGAGGTCTGATCGGTGGTGTAAAGGCCAGGGCCGATAACCTTTTCGATGTCAAGCTGAGAAGCAAGATCGTTGCTCTGACTGTGAGCGGGGATTACAGCAAAAAGAACAAGAGCCAGAACGAGCAGAAGTGATTTGAATTTCATTTTATTGCCTCCAGGCGGGTGATAAGCCCCGGCCTAAGCCGGGGCGAGAGTCGGTTAGCTGGCTGCGAACTTCATAACCTTGATGGCGCGAGAGTCGCGCAGCATCAGGCCGTAGCGCTTGCTGAAGTTCAGGTAAATGTTCGGGTAGGCGGTGATGTTGTCGCGAACGACATACAGGCCCGGTCTTACCTGAATGGTGATGGCGCGTTTGAAGTCGCCAAAAGCGAGAGAAAGACTGTCGGCGGCGATGTCCGGCATTGCATCGGAAATGGTCATCGGATAGCCGAGCAGGGTCGGTTCTTCGCCAAGAGCAGATTTCGGCTGCAGAATGTAGTTTTCGTAGGCGTCTTTGAGCTTCATCAGTTCACCTTCGGTGAAACGGTTGAACAACCAGCGGGCGTTTCTGCGATACATGCCCTTGAGAGCGGTGCGCATGTCTTTGAGCTTGTCTACCGGATTGACGTGATTGGTGGTGTTGAGGTCGAGGAACGCGCCAGATTTACCGGAAAGAATCTGCTGAATTTTGCCGAAGTCGCGGGCCGAGTCCTGTTCGGTGCTCATTGTGTATTTAAGGAAACCCTTGGTCGCGCCGTTTTCACCGAGACCGGTGATAAGTTCGGTTTCGAGGTCTTCGGCCATAACCATAGCGATGTTTTCTCTGACCCAGCCTTCCGGGTCGAAAATCAGGTCGTCTTTGGCTTCTTCAGAGATAAGCTGCTTAGCAACCTTTTTGCCGTTGACCGGAGAGACTTTGACGATGGTGCCGGTGTTGGTTTTGGTTACGGTTGCAAGCTCGGTGCTGTTAGCAACTGCGCCGCCGGTGATGGTTACAAGCTTGCTGTAATCGGCGTCGAAGTTCTTCACGGTGCAGATGTTCATCAGGGCAACGTCTGCCATCAGATAAGCGTCAACGATGCTGTCAAGCACAGAGGGAACGGCATAGCCGCCAGAACCGTCGGAGCTGGTCGATACGTCGTTGCGGAACTGGGCGAGTTTGGCTTCATCCCACTTGGCAAGAGCGGCGGCAAAGTCTTTGATTTTGGCCTTCGGGTCTTCGTTGGCGCCGAAGCCGGGGCACTTGCCCGATGCAATTTCTTTTTCGAGATTGGCGATGTTTTCAGATGCGGCCTGATAGGCGTTCTGAAGGTTGGCGAGCTTGCCTTCCAGTTCGGCGGTTGCTTTGCCGCTTTCAATGGCTTTGATGCGCTCGTCGTTGGTCTTTTTGTATTCGTGGAATACAGTGTTCAGTTCGTTGATAGCGTTGAGAATCTGTTCAGCACTCATGGTCATTACTCCTGTTTAAAAGTTTTTTTCGCGGTTTCCAGAGCGGCCAACAGCTTCGCGCTGTCGATCTCTTCGTCAGCTTCCCGCTGGTTCAGAGCGCCAAAACCGTTAGAGGCAACCGCACGCGCCTCTGACCGGCTAAAGCCTGCGTTGCGCAGGATTTTTTCAAAATCTCTGATGGTGGTTGGTTTGGTGCCTTTGGCTGCAATGCGCAGGGTTTCGGGCACGTTGTCGAACATGGAAAGGTCGAAGTTTTCGACACTGGCGGCTTCTTCGCCTTCGGCTTTGTCGGCAAAACCAAGCTCAAGAGCTTTTGCTGAATCAATCCACGTTTCAGCGTCCATCAGCACCTGCATTTCTTCTTTGGTCTTGCCAGACTTGCGGGCATAAATACCGGCGAGGGTTCCGGCCAGCTGGCGAAGAACACCGGCGACCTGTTCAAATTCAGCAGCGTTGCCGATGGCAATAGTCCAGGGGTTATGAATCATCAGGTAAGAGCCTTCTGACATGACCAGTTCGTCAGCGGCACCGATAGCAATAACCGAGGCTATTGAAGCGGCCAGAGCTTCAACGACAACAGTGACTTTGCCTTTTTCCTCGCCGTGTTTTTTGAGAGCGTTCATAATGGCGATGCCGTCGAAAACGTCGCCGCCGGGGCTGTTTACCCTGACAGTGATGTCGCCGGTCATCGCGCCGATCTGCTCAACGATCCTTTTGCCGTCAAGTTCGTCGTAGTAGCTGCCGATTGCGCCGTAAAGCATCAGCTCGTTGCCCTGCGCTTTGATCTCGCTTTTCTGGCGAGCCAGAGTTTTAAGCCTCAATTTGTTGTTCATTTTCGCTCACCTTCCCGTCTGACTTGGGTCTATAAAGCTCGTCGCCACCGGGTAAAGGCGGCAGGTTTTCAAGTTTTCGGATTTCGTTTACGGCCATGTAGCCGGGGTGTTGAGTTCCACCAAGGGCGGCTTTATATGCTTCGTTGCGGCTCTTTGTGTCGCCCTTCAAGAATTGCTCTGTTAAAAATTCTGCGTAGTAGCGCTTTCTCTCGACCGGGTTGAGCAGGTCTTTATCAATGCGCTGCTGGATGCGCACAAGGTCGGGGTTGATGGTAAATTTCACAAAACCCCTGACCTGTTCTTCAAGGCCAGTGCCCCAGCTCGATGTTTTTTCGATTGCGCCGACCAACCAGGGCGGCACGCCGAAAATTCCACAGACTTCGGTGCGGTTAAAACCCATCAGCTCAAGCAGCTGACTATCTTCCGGGCTCATGGTGATAGGCTGATAATCCATGCCGCCGATTAAAACTGCGAGCTTGCCGGAGTTTGAACCTCCGTGCGCCTCCTGCCAGTTCTTTTTGAGCTGTTCTACCGCTTCTTGCGTAAGACTGCCCGGCGCTTTCAGAACGCCTGCCGGTCTTGCGCCGTTTTTGAAAAACTTGGCGGTGTGATCTTGAGCGGCGACGCTGAGGCCAATCATGTTAGCCATGTATCTAATCGGACTGATGGCGGTTCTGCCGTCCAGTGTCATGCCTTTAATGCAGAAAATGTATTTCGGGTCGACTTTTTCGGCGCGACCGTCGGCAAAAATCACATCGAAGTCATGCGAGCCGTCAGAATTCCAGTTTTCAGCGATGGAGTCCGGGGCAATCGGTATCAGCTCAATTACTTTTGAGCCGACCATGTTTTTGTATGCGCAGCCCATGCCGCGAAGGGCTTTTGCTGCTGCCATGAACTGCCAGAACTCAAAAGCCGTCTGGAAATCGTTCGGGGCATTGCGCAAAAGGCTGTATAAACTGTGGTTTTTCGCGCGAGTTCTCACATTGTCATCGCCGGCTTCGCGTTCATAAAGAACGCATGGCAGTTGAGCGACGGTTTCGGAAATGATTTTGACGCACGAATAAACCGTTGAGTGTCTAATGGCGGTTTCAGGGGTGACAGATACGCCTGCCGAGCTTTCTGACATGCCGCCCAAAAGCTCAAGCATCTCGTCAAGCGTTTTCGGTGACGAAATCGGCGTTGAGTTATTGAAGAATCGGCCAATCCAGCTGAATATTCCCATTATTAACCGCCTAAAAGTGAAAAAGCTGTGCGAAGGGTGACGGCTCCGCACAGCCTTTATCGTTGGCGGGGTAATTACTCCCGCCCATCTATTTTTATTAAATCACTTTTTCAGGAAATTTAAAGGCCTTGAGGCTTGTTGATAGTGATTTCTCTACGGGGTTCACTTGGGAATTTATGCCCGCAGTTGATGCAGGTGTGATACCGACGCTGAACGCCATTTTTAAGCACGTTGACACCGCATTCTGCCCGGTTCCATTCGCCGCAAAGGGTGCATCTTGCTCCAGAGCCCGGCACGAATTCGGCAACAATGCGCAATCGGCGCACGATCAGAACGGCGGTTTCTATTTTTAAGTAATCCATTTACCACCTCAAATAACGATTATTCCGGGCTCTGGTTCTTTCGGGGTTGACTTCAGGCGCGTTGCTGCGTTCATGCCCATAATCAGGGCAACAACGCCGTCAATCTTGTTTTCGTTGCGGGTTTTGTTTGGGTAAATGTTCTCTTTTTTGTCGTAGTGTGCGACTACGTTTGAGAACATCCAAGTTAAAAGCGGGCAGCCGTCATAGTGAAATTCGCCGGAGTAGATCGCGGCTTCAAGCAACTTCATCGGCTCAGAGAAGTTTTGAACAGTGGCGCGGGTTTCGATCATCAGCAAGCCTTCGGCGGTTAAGTTTGCCGCCAGCTGAACGGCCTGCCAAGGGTCGTATGCGATGCCGTCGACCTGGAATTGTTTGCAAAAGTCTTTGACATCTTCCTCGATCGCGCCAAAGTCGATGCGCTCGCCGGGGTGGACGGTCAGGCGTTCTTCGAGTTCCCAGGTCTGGTAATGCTGATTTTCTGGTTTATCAACGGTTGCGCGGCAGCTGTAATATTTGCCGAAGGCCCAGTATTCCTTGTCGTCGAAAAACAGAATATTCAGGGCCGCGATGTCGATTTTACTGGCAAGGTCGAGAGCCAAGACGCAGCGCTTGTCGGTCATGCTTTCGGGAATCAGCGACAGGTCTTTGCATTTTGCCAGCTTCAGCATGTCCATCCATGCGGTGTCTACTGAAAGCCACTGGTTAAGGTGCTTGCAGCGGATTATGTTTTGCTTTGACGGGTTCTGCTTGGCGGTTTCCAGTTGGTGAATCAGATATTCATCGTTGACGCTGACGCCGTAGTTCGGGTTTGCTTTTTTCCAGTTCTTCAGGTCTGTCCAGTCGTCGCCGTCGTCGATGCCGTAGATGATGCCGAAAAGCCGGTCATTATGAATCACGCCGCCGAGAACCTTAACGACCTGATCGTAATAAACGCCGCAAGGCCCGGCTTTATTCGTGCCCGCCGTCGAGATTGTGAACATCATCGGCTGAGTTCTTGCGCCCATGCCTGTCTGCATAGCGTCGAAAAGTTCGCTGGTGTCGTGTTGATGATATTCGTCGATAATAGTGAAAGAGCTTGACGCGCCGTCTTTTGCCAGGCCGATCAGCGGCTCAAACCTGCCGGCGCGGTCGCCGTGATACATTGATTTTGCGAAAATCTCGACGCCGTAATAATCTTTCAGCCCAGGCGTTTTTTCGATCATCAATTTAGCCGGCCTGAATACTTCCCACGCCTGTTTCTCCGTGGTTGCGCCACTATAGATTTCCGCGCCGGCTTCTTTGTCGGCTAAAAACATAAAGTTCGCTAGTCCGGCAGCGATTACTGATTTGCCGTTCTTGCGCGGTACCAAAATAAAAGCCTCTCTGAATCGGCGCAGGCTGTCTTTTTTGCCCGTCCAGCCCATAATACAGGCCACGATAAAGCATTGCCATGCTTCAAGCCTAATTGTTTCACCGGCCCATTTGCCTTTGACGTGGACAAGGTGCTGAATGAAACTGCAAGCCTTATTGGCTTTTTCTCTGTCGAACTTCCAAGGAAATGACTTGTCTTTCGATCTTTCCAAATCGTCAAGGTGTCGCCGGCATGCCTGTCTCACGTAAAGACACGCATCAATTTTGCCGCTGACTATATCGCGGCAGTATTGATTCGCTTTGTTGACGTTCTGGTATGTCATTTTTCGAATTTGGCAAATGGGTTTTCAGTTTGCTTTTTTTCGATATTTATTCTTGATCTGCACGACGGGCCTAAGCCGAATTCGCACGCGAATTTATAGGCAAGCTCCATGGCTTTATTGCGAATACCGAGCAGCGGATGCTGCTGTGTGTTGCCCGACTTGAAGGTTATAAGCAAGCCCTCTTTGTCCAGTTGCTCTTGTGCCAGCTTCCACGTTTTAACGGCCTCGCAATAAAGGGCGAAGGTCGTGGCGTCGTTTTTGGTGATTAGCCCCTGAGCAAAAAGAGTTGGCACGAATTCATTCCATTCGTCGAGCGCATAGCCGTTTAATGTGCGCGGCGGCGTCGGAGGGCCAGCCGGCGGCTGTGGTTCGTTCTTATTTATTTTCCGTTTTCCAGGATTACCCTGTAATACTCGTAAATGCGTGGGTTTTTTCTTAGTCATCGTTTATTCTCCGTTCTGTAAAAGTTTTTAACCCCCGGGCTTTGAACTGCGGCGCTGTTTTTTTAGT